GCCGAACTTCCCACTGCCGGGAATGTCGCTCCGCTATCGTCGCCACCGGCAGCGTCCGACACCTATCGCCCGCGCGCCTGGCTTGCGCCGCGCAGCGGCTGGCTGCGCTGACAGGAGGACGTGCATGGACCCGACCGTCCTCGCCTGGGCGCTGGCGCAGCCTCCTGGCAGCCGGGCTGCCGCCCTGGCCGCCGCTTATACGGGCGGCACCACGCGCGTGACCTTCGAGGGGCGCACGGTGGAATACCGCAGCCTCGATGAGTTGGGCCGGGCGCTTGCCGTGCTGCGCGGGGCGGAGATCACGGCCGCGCGCCGCCCGTCCGTGACGCTCGCCAGCTTCTCGCGCGGGGGCAGCACGTGATCGACCGGATGAGGCGGCGCGTGCGCGACGCCTGGAACGTCCTGCGGGGCTATGCCGCGGCGCAGGACCACCGTGCCTCGGCCTGGGCGCCGTCTGGCGGCAGCGCCAACGCTGAGGTCGGCATGGCCGCAGCGACGGTCGCCCGCCGCGCCCGCGACGCCGTGCGCAACGATCCCTATGCCGCACGCATCGTCGACCTTTGGACGGGGAATGCGGTCGGCGCCGGCATCACCACCCGCTGGCCCGACGACGCCCACGGCCGCGCCTGGCAGCGCTGGGCGGAGAGCACCGCCTGCGACGCCGAGGGACGGCTCGACCTCTACGGTCTCCAGGCGCTGGTCATGCGCGCCGTCGTCGAGAGCGGCGAGTGCTTCGTCCGGTTTCTGATCGTGCCGCCATCGCCCACCAACCCGATCGGCCTGCGGCTGCAGGTGCTGGAAAGCGACCACCTTGACACGGCGCGCAACGGCATGCTGGACGGCGCGGCCACCATCCAAGGCATCGCCCTCGGCGAGGCCGGCGAGCCGATCGGCTACTGGCTGCACCGGGTGCATCCCGGCGCAGCGTGGATCATGCCAGGCGCCGCCTGGCAGGACAGCGAACGCATTCCGGCCAGCGAGGTGCTGCACGTCTATCGCAAGCGCCGGCCTGGCCAGTTGCGCGACGTCTCCTGGCTGGCTCCAATCCTGCTCCGGCTGCGCGACCTTGGTGACTACGAGGCCGCGCTGCTGATGAAGGCCAAGATCGAGGCCTGCCTCGCCGCAGTGGTGACGGAGGAAGGCGACGAGGCGCTCACCGGCGCCGCTTCCGGTCTGCTCCGCGACGCCCAGGGCCGGGCGGTCGAGAGCTTCGAGCCGGGGATGATCCTGTACCGCCGTGGCATGGGCAGCGTGGAGGTGGTGAATCCCTCGGGGGGCGGGTCGCACGCCGCCTTCGCCCGCAGGGCGTTGGAGGCGGCGGCGGTGGGCGCCGGCCTGACCTATGACCAGGTCTCCGGCGACCTGACGCAGGCCAACTACTCGTCCCTCCGCGCCGGCAAGATCGAGTTCCGCCGCCTCTGCGAGCAGGTGCAGTACGGCATGCTGATCCCGATGCTGGTGCGGCCCGTCGCGGACCGCTTCCACGCCCAGGGCGCGCTGCTCGGCCTGTGGGGTGCGGAGATGCCGGACGGCGTCAGCCACGTTCCGCCGGCGCACGAGATGATCGACCCGCTAAAGGATACCACCGCGCTGATTGCCCAGGTGCGCGCTGGCTTCGTCCCGCAGCCCGAGGCGGCCGGGGCCTTCGGCTACGACTTCCGGGCCGCCGTGGAGATGATCCGCGAGGCCAACGCCCTGCTCGACGAGGCCGGCATCTCGCTCGACACCGACCCGCGCCGGGTCGCGAAGTCCGGCGCAGCGCAGGACGCCGCGCAGATGGCCGCGGTCGAGATTGCCGCCACCGGCGCCGCGGCCCCGCCGCGCGAGATCCCAGCACAGGGCTGACCATGACGGACATCATCGAACCGGGCGGGGGAGACCCCGCACCGGAGCTTGCTGCTGCGCCCATCTTGGCGCAGCGCGCGATTGCCGCGCCTGCCACCGTCGATCGCGCCGCCCGCACCGTCGAGGTGGTGTGGAGCACCGGCGCCCGCGCCCGCAACTTCGTCCCCACCCTCGGGCTGATCACCGAGGAGCTGGAGATGTCGCCGAATGCGGTGCGCATGGACGCGCTGCGCTCGGGCCGCGCCCCGGTACTCGACACCCATCGCCGTGGCGGCGCCCGCGACGTGCTCGGACGCGTGACCGCCGCCCGCCTCGAGCGCGGCCGCGGGTACGCAACGCTGCAGTTCTCCACCGCGGCAGATGTGGAGCCGGTCTGGCAGCGCATCGCCGATGGCACGCTGCGCGCGGTCAGCGTCGGCTATCGCGTGCACCGCTACGAGACGCGGCCCGACGTCGCGACTGGCGAGACCGTCCACCGCGCCGTGGATTGGGAGCCCTTCGAGATCTCCGTCGTGCCGGTCCCGGTGGACCGGGATGCCGCAGTGCGTGGCGAGGCGCATCAGGGCGCGCCTGCCGTCGCTGTCGAACCAGCCCTGTCAGAGGAACTCAGCATGCCCGAGACGACGCCGGAGACCCCGGCAGCCCCGCCCGCGGCGCCGCCCTCCGCCGCGCCGTCCATCCCCTCGCACCAGGAGAACATCGTGAACGCCACCTCTTCCACGACCCCGCCGGTCGAATCCGCCCGGGCCGCGCCCGACATCGACGCCATCCGCGCCGAGGCGCAGCGTGCCGAACGCGAGCGCATCGCGGCCATCGACACCGCCGTCGAGGCCGCGCGCGCTCTGCTGCCGGCCGACCGCATCGCCCCCGTCCGCAGTGAGGCGGTGGAGCGCGGTTGGAGCGGCGAGCAGGTCCGCCGCGCCCTGTTCGATCTCCTGGTCAGCGAGGGGACGCGCCCCTCCATCCCCGCCCGTCCGGAGACCGGCCCTGGCAATGATGACCCTGTCGCTATCCGCGAGGCCATGGCCGAGGCGATCGCCGTCCGCGCCATGCCCGGCTACCAGCCGAAGGGCAATGGGCGTCACGTCGAGTTCCTGGGCTGGCGCCCGTCCGACATGATCCGCGAGCTGCTCGCCCGCAGCGGCGAGCGCCAGATCCCGCGCGAGCCCGCCCGCCTCGCCGAGCGTGCTTTCCACACCACCTCGGACTTCCCGCTGCTGCTCTCGGCTGCCGCGAACAAGATGTTGCTCGCGACCTACGCGCTGGCGACCCCGACCTACCGGCAGATCATGCTGCGGCGCGACTTCCGCGACTTCAAGCCGCACCGTTACCTGCGCGTCGGCGACTTCCCCAATCTCCTGGCGCTCGCCGAGAATGGTGAGATCCAGGTCGGCACCATCGGCGAGAGCCGGGAGACGGTGAGCCTCAGCACCTTCGCCCGGCGCGTCCGTGTGACGCGCCAGATGCTGGTGAACGACGATCTCGGCGCCTTCACCGACTTCGCCTCCATGATCGGTCGGCGCGTCACCGACTTCGAGAACGCCACCGCCTATGCCCTGGTCAACCTCGCCAATGGCGATGGCCCGACGCTGGAAACCGCCGGCGGCACGGTGTTCGGGACCGGCACGGCACGCGCCAACAAGGCCACGTCTGGCACGGCGCTCGATGAGACCAATATCGGTGTCGGTCGCGCTGCCATGATGCGGCAGAAGACGCTGGATGGCCTGCCGATCTCGCTCGGGCGGAACATGCGCCTGCTGGTCGGGCCGTCGCTCGAACTGACGGCGCTCAAGATCACGACGGCGATCACGCCGTCGAGCTCGGGCAACGTGAACCCCTATTCCGGGCTGCTGCAGCCGATCGTCGAGCCGCTGATCCCCAACAACCGCTGGTATCTCTTCGCCGAGCCTTCCTCGGCGCCGGTCTACACCTACGGCTACCTCAACGGCGCGGAGGGACCGCAGGTCACCACCGGCCCCGTGCAGGGCGCCGATGGCGTCGAGGTGAGCGTGATCTTCGACTTCGGCGTCGGCGCCATCGACTACCGTGGCGGCTGGTTCAACCCGGGGACGTAATCCCGGCGTCCCCTTTCCATCACAACCCCATGCAGCGGGCGTCCTGCGGACGCCTGCTGCGTTTCAGGAGATCCAACCATGCGCAACTGCATCCGCCCCGACGCGCGCTCCATCCCCATGGTCGTGCCCTATTCCGGCGGCATCCTCTCTGGCCAGGGTATGCTGGTCGGCGCGTTCTTCGGCGTCGCCGCATCGGACGCGGCGCAGAACGAAACCGTCGAGTGCGAGACCCGCGGCGAGTTCGAGCTGCCCAAGGAACCGGGGCAGGCCATCACGGCCGGCGCGCGGCTGTTCTGGGACAACACCAACCGCCGCCTCACCACCACCGCCACGGGCAACTTTCAGGTGGCCATCTGCACGGTGGCCGCAGCGGCGGCGGATGCGAACGTGCGAGCGACCCTCGAGCGCGTGCCGGCGTCCGGCGCATGATGGTGCGGCCCGTCGCGCAGCGCATGGCGGACGGCGCATGAGCGCCTTCGCCGCGGCGATGGCGGCGCTGGTGGCGGACGTCAATCTCGGCGTCGCCGCGACGTGGCAGCGCGGAAATGGCACGCCAGCCCAGCTCCGCGTGATCCGCTCCGCCCCCGACGAGGTCTCCTCCGCCTTCGACAGCGGCGTGATCACCGCCACCGACATCCTGACGGTGCCGGTGGCGGCACGGCCCGACGTGCTGCCGGGCGACACCTTCACGATCGGCTCGACCACGCTGGTCGTTCAGAGCGCGCTGCGCGATGCCACCGGCACCGCGTGGCGCGTCGCGTGCAGGCGGTGAGGGAGAGTGGCAATGGCCGAGTTCCAGACCATCGCGTCGGAGCGCGAGGATCTGCGCACCCATGTCGAGCACTGCTCCGGGTGAGCCAGGAGCATGACGCTCGGCCTCACTGCCGTCGTGACGGGCGATCTCCGCAGCCTGATGGCCGCCGAGGTCGCCGCCGGCCAGCGCGCTGCGCGCGGCGCCGTCACCGACACCGGCCGCTGGACGCAGGAGCAGCTCCGCGGCCAGGTCCGCAGCGCCTTCGGCGCGCGCAGCGCGCGGCTCGCCAACACCTGGCGGCTGGGGGTCTATCCCACCAGCGCGCCGACGCTGCGCCCGGCCGCCCTGGTGTCGTCTCGCGCCCCGGCCATCATCGACGCGTTCGATCGCGGCGCGGTGATCCGTCCCAAGGGTGCGGGGAAGTTCCTGGCGGTGCCCCTGGACGCCAACCGCCGCGGCGGGCTGCGTACCTCCAGGCCGCGCGTCACGCCCGCGCAGATGGCCGCCAGCCGCGCCGCCTTCGTGCTGGCCGTCAAGGGCAGCCGCAACAAGCTGTGGTGCCTGCGGGTGACGCAGGCACAGCGGCGCTCGGCGGCGGGGCGG